AAAAGGTAATTGGACTCAGTCCAGCATTTCGTAGAAAAATGTCTAGAGATCTACAGAAAAGCTTTACTGGAATTGACGGAACTGGAACACAGCAGAATCTATTGCAACAAGCAGTCACTGGATATGCAATGTTTGACCTTGTTCAACCAGTATATAACCTAGAGTATCTTTCAAAGATATATGAAATTTCTCCATACAACTATGCAGCAATTAATGCTAAGGTAGCAAATATTGTTGGACTAGGATACTCATTTGTAGAAAGCAAAAAAGCAATGGAAGCACTAGACAACATTGAAGATTCTACACAATTAAATCGTGCTAGACGAAAGATGGATAGAATTAGACAGCAGCTAGAAATTTGGCTAGAAGAGGTAAACGAAGAAGAGACATTTGTTGAAACCCTAGTAAAAGTTTATACAGACCTAGAAGCAACAGGAAATGGCTTTATTGAAATAGGTAGAACAACTAGCGGAAACATAGGATATATTGGACATATTCCAGCAAAGACTATGCGTGTTCGTAGACTTCGTGACGGATTTATACAACTACTTTATGGAAAGGCTGTATTCTTTAGAAACTTCGGCGATATGGAAACAGAGAATCCAATTGCTGGTCAAGAAGATAGACCAAACGAAATTATTCATTTAAAGAAATATACTCCAATGAATAATTACTACGGTATTCCAGATATTGTTGCATCACAAAATGCAATGGCTGGTAACGAATTTGCTGGTAAATATAACCTAGACTACTTTGAAAACAAGGCGGTACCACGTTATATTATTACAGTAAAAGGAGCAAAGCTTTCAACAGAGTCAGAAAGAAAGCTTCTTGAATTTTTCCAGGTAGGTCTTAAAGGGAAGAATCATAGATCCCTTTATGTTCCACTTCCAGCAGATTCATCTGACTCAAAGGTAGAATTTAAGATGGAGCCAGTAGAGGCTAATATTCAGGATTCATCATTTAACAATTATAGAAAAGCTAACCGTGATGAAATTCTTTTGTCTCATCGTGTTCCAATTAATAAAATTGGAGTCCCAGAGGGAGTCAGCCTTGCCTCAGCAAGAGATGCCGATAAAATGTTTAAAGAGCAGGTCTGTCGTCCAGCACAGGATATTCTAGAAAAGAAATTAAATAGAATAATTGCTGAAAAAACAGATGTATTAATTTTACACTTTAATGAACTAACCCTTACAGACGAAGACACTCAGTCTAAAATTGATGAGAGATATTTACGAATGCAGGTTATTACCCCAAATGAGGTAAGAATTAGAAAGGGAATGGTTCCAATTGACGGTGGAGATGAAGTAATTCAATTAAAACCTCAGCAGGCAGCAGAACAAACAGCCCAGGCAATGAATAGTAGAACCAGAACCCAAGAAAGAGATTCTAACTCACCTGATATTTCAGGGGAGGCCAGAAACCCAAAAGGTGAGGGTAGGGTCACAGCTTAATTATTAGGCAACTAGTTATTTGCCTTTTTACATTTTAAAAGATAAAATTAAGCATATGAATATTGAAAAATCTTTATGGTCTTCTCATGGCGATAACATCAGCTTATCTGTCCCATTTACTAAAGTCAACCGTGAAAAAAGAACTGTTTCTGGATTCGCAACCTTAGACAATATAGATCAAACAAATGATCTAGTAACTGCAGAAGCAAGCCTGAAAGCTTTTGAAAATTTCCGTGGCAATATCCGTGAAATGCATGGATCAAATGCTGTAGGGAAAATGCTTTCATTTAGACCAGAAACATTTTATGATCCAGAAACAAAAGAATTCTATAGCGGAGTATATGTAGATGCATACGTTTCTAAAGGCGCACAAGATACATGGGAAAAAGTTTTAGACGGAACTCTACAAGGGTTTTCAATTGGCGGAAAGATTACAGAGTCAGACAATGAAGTAAATAAGTCAACAGGTAAGACTGTAAGATTTATTAAAGGCTACGACCTGCTTGAGCTTTCAATTGTAGATTCACCAGCAAATGAATTATGCAATATTTTATCAATTCAGAAATCAAACGGTTCCTTAATTTTTAAAGGTATTGCGGCAGAAGTTTCTACAGAAAATATTTTTTATTGCGAAGAAAGCAAGTCAGTATTCATCTCACAAGATGCATCTTATGATTCCCCTGTTACTGGTAAGCCAGCAGCACTAATTGGGTGGGTAGAGTCTAATGATGTTAATAAATCAAAGGAGATAGATAAGATTCTTGATTCATTTTTGAAGTCAAGATTACCGTTGCCTGAAAGACAAACAATTGCAAAACAGGCAAACGTAGAAGGAGGTAGTGAAGTGTCAGAAAACACAGAAACAGTAGTAGTTGAAGAAACTGCTCCAGTAGAAACACCAGTTGTTGCTGAGGAAGCACCAGCTGTTGAAGTAGCTGCAGAAGATGCAGTTGCAGACGCTTCTGCCGAAACTCTAGAAAAAGCAGCCGACGTATCAGAAGTTGAGGTTGATGAACCTGATTTTGCAAAGATGCTTGGTGATTTAAAGGGCTTTTTCTCAGAGACTCTAAATAAAGCTTCTGAGGCAAATGCAGCACAGGTTTCAACTATTAAAGAAACAGTAGAAACTTTCAGCAAGAGCGTCGATAGCAGAATTTCAGAATTGGCAGAACAACATGCCGTATTAAGTAAGGCTGTTGAAGATATCAAGGGCACAATTGATGGCGTAGAAAAGCGTGTCGATGCAGTAGAATCAGAAACTGCAATTAAGAAGTCCTCTGACCTTGGCGGGTCACAGGAAGTAACAATCAAAAAATCTAAATGGAACGGTTCTTTCCTCGGTTCCGTGAACGAATTATTTAACTAAAAAGGGTAGGTGAAACAAACAATGAGCAATGAATTATTAGAAAAGACAATTGCAGCAGGTACAACTGCTACAGGTACTTTTGCATCCACTACAGGTGGAACAGGAGTGCACCGTGCATCCGAAAACGGAAACGGTGGTCTATTAAACGCAGAACAATCAGCTCGCTTTTTAGACTATATGTTCGACGCAACCGTAATTGGTAAAGTCGCCCGTACAGTCCGCATGAGAGCAGATACTACAGAAATTGATCGTATGTCAGTTGGAGAGAAGCTTATGAAGCTTGCAACTGAAGGAGACGACACAGCATCAAATAGTGCTGTTACTTTTTCAAAGATCTCTTTGACAACAAAGAAACTTCGCTTGGATTGGGAGCTTTCAACAGAGTCTCTAGAAGACAACATTGAAGGTGCTGATCTAGAAGATCACATCGCCCGCTTGATGGCAACACAAGCAGGTAATGATATTGAAGATGTAGTCCTTAACGGAAATGCATCTTTAACTTCAGATGCACTATACAAGTCATTTGACGGTATTGTTAAGAAGGCAAAGGCCAGCGGTCACGTTGTTGACGCAGGTGGAGCTGCAGTAAGTCGTGCTGTATTTAACAGCGCTCTTAAGGCTCTTCCACGTAAGTACAAGCAACGCCGTGCAGATCTTCGCTTCCTAGCAGGATCAAACTTGATTCAAGATTTCCTATATGCTAACAGCATTGGAACAAACAATACAATCCCACAAGATATTGCTTCAAGCATTATCCGTGGACAAGAGGTACAACCACTAGGTGGACCTGCAGGATATGTGGCACCATTCGCATTCGGTATTCCGATTGTTGAAGTTCCACTTCTTCCAGAGGCACAAGATGGAGATTACACAGGAGAGTCTGGCAACCACGGAGACATCCACTTGACATTCCCAAATAACGTAGTTATTGGTATCAAGCGTGACGTAACTGTTTACCGCTTCTTCTGGCCACGTAAGGACTCTATCGAGTACACAATGTATACTCGTGTTGGCGTTCAAATCGAGCAAGCAGATGCTTGGGTCGTTGTTAAGAACGTAAAAGTAGCTTCATAATAGGATTAAATCCGCAAGAAAGGCCCCCAATTAATTTTGGGGGCTTTTCATTTTAATTTAGTAATGCTATAATTAAATAACCTAGATTAAGGAGATTACTGTGTCATTTGAGACATTAAAGATATCTGAACTTAGAAAGATCGCTGAAGATTTCGGCGTAGATACAGAAGAGTTAAAGAGTAAAAACGATATTGTTGCATCCCTAGCAGACGAAGGCGTTACTTGGGCGGTATATCAAAAAACAATTAAAGATGTAGAGGATGCCAAGGAAGATATTTCTTACGAAGTTCTACCTAAATTTGATCCAAAAGCGGAGCAGCCAGAAAATACTGTTTTAGTTAGAATGACAAGAGCTAACTTTAGATATGATATTATGGGATTCACCTTTACCAAGGATCACCCATTTGTTGCAATGGATAAAGAAAAAGCACAAGAAATTTTTGACAAGGAGGAAGGTTTTAGATTAGCTAACCCAAAGGAAGTTCAAGAATTCTATAGCTAAATTAAACTTTAAAAAATGGAAATATTGTTAGGTACCAATTCGCCAGTAAAACATAAAATTTTTTGGCAAGGGGAAATTAGAGACGCAGATAGCAACCCAGTAGTAAAGCTATTTGACATAACTGAAGACCCAGCAGTAAATCCAGCAATTAACCCAATCACAATATTAGAAACATTAAACTCTGTTAAACTAGAAAACGACACAGGAACTTATGTAGTGTATATTCCATTTGAGTATACAAATAGACATCGAGAGTTAAGGTTGTCCTGGATATATAGTGTAGATGGAGTAACAGTATTTAAAGACCATAAACTAGAAGTTGTAACCCCATATACAGATATTGCACAGTCCATGGACGTTCTTGGAGTTGGAACAGATCCATCTGACCCAAACTATAAAACATATGATCAGTTACTAGAAGCTGAAAGGTATGCCAGAAAAGAAATTGAAGCTTATACTGGACAAAAATTTTCAACCTACGATAACGTTTATGTTACAAACGGATATGGTTCAGATACCCTTCCGTTACCAGAAAAAATAACAGATCTTCATGAGCTTTATGCAAATGATATATTATTGTTAGACAACATTAATGAAATTAATAATTGGAATTATACTGTTGAAATATCTACTACTGGATACGGAATAAGAGTTAATCGTGCAAACTCTTTAGATAATACGGTATATACTGCAAATGGAATGGTTCCCCCATCAATTCATGATTCAAATGGAATTTTTCAGGATAATGTTAGCTATAAAGTTCAAGGAAGATTTGGTTGGAATGAAGTTCCAGACGAAGTAGAATTGGCATGCATCGAACTAATGAAAGATTATTTTTCTAAAGATAAAACATGGAGAAATAAATATATAAAGAATATATCAACGTTTGACTGGGATTTTGAATATACATCAGAGGCATATGCTGGGACTGGCAATGCTTATGCAGACAGACTTTTATCAGACTATGTGATGGTGAGCAAGGTTCAGGTAATATAATGAACGACCTTATAGACTCCGTCCTGTCTATGAAAATGGATGTGTATAGACAGTCTGATGCACAAAATCCAGATACTGGGGCAATTATAAAAGAGTGGAATTATTATAAAACTTTAGACTGCCACGCCAAAGGAGTAGTCAGCAATTCAGCCACTACTAGATCAAGCGACAAACAGGTTTTTGACAACAGGTATTTAAACGATCAAATAATTCAAATTAGAACATCTGAAAGACTTATTCTTAGAGAAAAAATTACTAACGTTAGGGATAACGAAGGTAATGTTATATGGGCAGAGATTAACTTCCCAACAGAAACCCCAACAGTTTTTGAAGTAATAGGAACTACGCCAATAACAGATCCATTTGGAAGAGTGATTGGATATAACTCATCCATGAAGAGATCGGAGAATCAACAAATTGGACTCTAGTAGATTACTCGTACAGGCAGCAAGCAGCCTAGAAAGATTAATGGTTGGAAGCTCAAAAGATGCCTCAATTAAAGATAGCAATGTAGCGCAAATATCTGCAGCAATATACTATCAGGCTAACGTCATTGCTAAGTTAACAGAAAGCAAGCAGTTTAAAGATAAATTTAAGTCCGTTATATTTGCACAAATTTTAAAAGACTTTGGAAATTATGTAGACGCACAGGCTAGAGTAAAGCCTAAATCCCTTCATCATATGTATGAGTGGAAAAAGGCTGGAAACGAAAAGGCAAGACTATTTAATTTAAGAATGATGGATGGAGAAGGAGTTTCATTTAAAATATCTTATGAGTATAAATTATCTAAATCGTTTGTCCCAGGCCCACAAGGAAGAAGAAGACACGTATTTACAAATAAAGCATCTGTGATGGAGGCTGGAATGCCTCTAATAATTGCTCCACGCCATTCTGAGAGGCTTGTATTCGATTCTAATGGTCAGACTATCTTTATGCCCAAAGGGGCCTCAGTGGTCGTTAAAAGGCCTGGAGGAAGCGGTGTAAAAAATCAGTTTACTTTAAAATATAGCATATTCTTTAGGAGCCAATTGGTTAATCAATCTATTAAGGCTTCAGGATTCCAAAGACTATTTAATTCATCATTGACAAAAGCAATGCGACTTCCAGCACCAATTAAAAAAGTTCAATATTCATTTTCAGCAAATACAATTAGATCTATGGCGGACTCAGCAGTTGCCCAATCCTTCGGAGGTGCAATGATATGACACCAGACTATAAACTAGATGCCATGTTTGAGCTAAGAAAATTCCTGTGGAGTAAACTTTTATCTGCTGGAATATTTGATAACGAGGAATACTATAGTGATAATTTAGCAGAAACAATTGTTCCAATAATTCCAGTACAGCAGGCACCAGAAATGAACCAGTTTTTGAGCGGAAAGAAACATATAGTTTATGACAAGATAGGAACTTCTTACGAGGATAACTGGATGGTATGCTGCGAGCAGATTTTATTTACTATATACTCAACAGACTTTTCAGAAATTAATGAGATTAGAAACTTTATGATGGACGAGTTTAGAAGAATGGATGATTCTGCTAGAGACGTAAATAGGTATTCTGGACTATCTGATAAATTTAAATTTTATAGTATATTCATAGCAGACATATCTCCAACAGAGCCTTCTCAAGAACTACAGGGATTTTTGTCTACAGACGTCATTTTGGAAGTAAAATATTCACGAATGGTAGACCCAGTAGGGCGATTTTTATAATTTGCCTTATAGCCTATTATGGCCTAAAATTGGACTAGAGGAAAGAGCCTAGCCAGCAAACAAAATTTTTAGAAACCACAGGAGGTGGAAATAAATATGGCAATTCAAAATACAGGTAATGCCCGCAATATTCTTGTAGGAGCATCACCACTATTCTTAACAGTTGAGGATTCAACAGTTGATGGATACATTGAAGACATGGAAGCAGGATCTGCTAACGCAGGAACAGCTTTACGCAATACAAAGGTACCAGCGTTTATCTCATCAGAGTCTTATACAACTACATTAAATGCAGTTGATTTAGCACCTGGAGTAAATGGAGCAGCTTATCGTAACGTAGGTTACACAAATAACGGTCTTCAAATTACTTACAATCCAACATATGATTCAGTAACAGTAGATCAGTTGTTAGATACAGCAAAGCTTTTCAAGTCTGCGATGGAAGTTATGATCGCAACAGAAATGTCTGAAGGAACACTAGAAAACGTTCTAGTTGTATTCGGACAGAAAGCTGACACATTAAATGCAGGAGTTCTAGGACTAGAGGCAGGTGCACTTGGTGCAGCCCCTACAGAGCGTCAATTAATTGCAGTTGGACAAGCTCCAACCACAGCAGCTAATTCAAACACAGAGCGTGTATATTATGCACGTCGTGTTCTATCCGTTCAGCAATCACAGTTCTCTCTATCACGCAGCACACCAACAACATTCCCAGTAACTTTCCGTCTGTTGCCATCAGGTAGCTCAAGCTACGTTGGCTCAGAATACGGTAAGATTATTGACCGTGTAATCGCATAATAATTTAATTAAATTATTAACGGAAGCCCTCAGAAATGAGGGCTTTCTGCTTGTATTAGTAAATCAAGTTTAGTATAATGATTAGGACTATCCAAGGAGGATATAAATTGGCTACAACCGTATACGACGTAGAAGAAATCACCTTACAGAATGGTGACAAAGTTAGACTGAAGCCCTTAACAATTAAGGCGCTAAGAAAATTTATGGCGGCTATCGCAAAGACAGCAGAATCCAAAACAGAAGATGAAACACTAACAATTCTAATTGATGCATGTGCCGTTGCTATAGAACTACAACTACCAGAGCTAGCAAATAACAGAGAAGCATTAGAGTCAGCATTAGACATGCCGACGATTAATCGCATCCTTGAAGTTTGCGGAGGAATTAAACTAGACGACCCAAACCTGGGAGCGGCAGCAGTTCTTCCTGGTCAGAACTCGATCTAGCCGCTCTCGAAGGAGAAGTTTTTCTTTTAGGTAATTGGAAAAATTACGAAGAACTAGAAGAAAATATTTCTATGCCAGAGCTTATACAGACTTTTAAATCTATGCAAAAAACTGAAGAAGAGAAAAGAAAATTTCTAGCATCTCTTCAGGGCATAAATTTAAATGAAGAAATAAAAGAAGAAGGTCCTTCCTTCGAAGATGTACGAAAGAGAGCACTTGGAATAGAGACATCAGCAGATGATGTTGTTTCTTTACAAGGTCCTTATGCAGCGGAAGCTGGTTTCGGAATTGGAGCAGGTTTAGGATACTCTAAGGAGTAATATAGTTAAATGGCCGACGAACAAATAGTCACCAATATAGTCGCAACCTCCGACTTTTCAAATCTTATTACAGATCTTAATAAGGTTTCTTCGGCATTAACAAAATTACAAGATAAGCTTCAGGCAACAAATAAAACATTAGCTGCACAGGTTGCAGTAATGAACAGGTCATTCGCAGACACCATAAGAAGTACTGGTCAATTCTCTACACACTTTGTTAGCTTAACATCTGATGTAGATAAGTTTGGACAGCAATTAGACAGAGGCCAAATGAAACTTGGCCAGTTCTTCAGGGTATATGCTCAGCATGCTAAATCAAACGGCGGGTTAATTAGAGACCTAGCAAAACAACAAGTACAATTACAGAACTCAGTATTGCAACCACTAGGCAAAAATGCTGAAGGGCTAATGCAATACAATGTTCATATTCCAAGAGGAATTGATGTAATAAAGAATAAGACAGCAATTGCAAGACAAGAACTTCAGATTATGAATAAAGTTGTTCAAGAAGGTGCGGGACAATTAATTAACTGGGGTAAAAATACACAGTGGGCAGGACGCCAGTTAACAGTAGGTCTTACTGTTCCAATGGCGGCATTTGGTAAAGCATCAGCAGATGCATTTAGAACAGCTGATGAGCAGTTAGTTAGATTAACAAAGGTTTATGGCGGTATATCTCAAACATCTAGCGCAGAATTATTAAAGGTAAGAAAAGATGTAATAGAGACTGCTAGACAAATTTCAAAATCAATGGGTGCAAGTTTTAACGAAACCATCGGCCTTGCAGCGGATATTGCAGCAACTGGAAAGACAGGAAATGAATTACTAAAATCTGTTCAAGAAACAACACGTCTTGCAGTACTTGGTGAAGTAGATAGACAAGAAGCTATGAAGGCTACCCTGGCAATTCAAACAGCTTTTAAATCTAATACTGAAGAGTTAGCAAATTCAATTAACTTCCTTAACGCAGTTGAAAACCAGACATCAACTACGCTAAACGATTTAGTAGAGGCAATTCCAAAAGCTGGTCCAATTGTTAAAGGACTAGGTGGAGACGTAAAAGACCTTGCTCTTTATCTTACAGCAATGCGTGAAGGTGGAATTAACGCATCTGAAGGCGCTAACGCATTAAAGTCTGGTCTAGCATCTTTAATTAATCCAACAAAGGTTGCAACAGGAATGTTTGCTGGTTTTGGCATAGACTTAAAAAATATAGTACAAAAAAATGCTGGCGATACAACAGCTACTATTTTAGAATTGCAAGCAGCCTTAGAAACATTAAATCCTTTACAGAAACAACAGGCCCTAGAACAGCTATTCGGTAAGTTCCAATTTGCACGTATGAATGCATTATTTGAAAATCTTGGAAAACAAGGAAGCCAGACTTTACAGGTATTAGATTTAATGAAAGCAAGCACTCAAGAATTAGGTAATTTAGCTGATCGAGAATTATCACAGGTTACAGAGTCAGCTTCTGGTAGATATCGTAGAGCGCTAGAAGGACTTAAGGCAGATTTGGCTGCAATTGGAGATCAGTTTTTAGACATTAATACAAAACTTATTAATTTTATAGATGGAATATTAAAGTTTGTTCAAAGGCTTCCAGACCCAATAAAGAAAATACTTGGATTCTTAGGTATGTTTACAGCAGCGGCAGGACCTTTAATTATGTTAACTGGTGTTCTCGGTAACTTCTTTGGATACATAATCAAGGGTGTATCTCATATGAGAGCATTGTTTAAAGGTGGAGAAGGATGGAAACTATTAACTCCAGAAATTCTTGCGGCACAAAAGGCAGGAGCTTTAGTAGAACAAACATTTTATAGCGATGCAAAAGCCGCAGCAATATTAAAACAAGCAATTGCTGGTTTATCAGGAGAGTTTGATGTATTAAGAGAAAAGGCAAAATCAGCATCTGCCGCTACTTCTGTGGCAGTAAATCCAGGAGTTAGCACGGTTGCTGGAAATGTGATTCTTTCTGGTGGCCCAAGAGTTGTAGATTCTAGACACCCATTAGTTGGAAAGGTTGATACAAGAGCTGCGGCACATCATAATCCAAGAGGAATGATGACGCAGGCACAAAGAGATGCACAGACAATTCACTCAGTAACACCAGGATCAATTGATGTAAATCAAAAAATTGGTACAACTCCTCAAATGTTTATGACTGGAGACCTTCCAAAAATTGAAGGGCTTACAGCAGTAAAAGGAGTATCAACTGGAATAGTTGCAGGAGAAGCAGCTAAGTGGCATGCCCTTATGGGATCACTTGCTATGTTGACTAAGAAAGAAGTTGCAACATTAAAGAAAGAAATTGCAAGAACTGGAACTTTTAGCACAGACATAAGTCAGTCATTTGGACAACTTCTTCCAGTAATGACAGACATTACAAATAATGCTGCAAGAAGATCGGCTCAAATAGTTGCACAACTTCAATCTGGAAAAATTACTTTAGACGCAGCTCGTTCAAAAATTATTGCATTAAATGCAGAAATAGAAGCAATGATGGCGCAAGCAACAACACAGGTTGCAACTGGTTTAGGAAGAACAGCATCATTAACACAAACACCGTTAACTGGACAACCTATTGTAAGCCCTACAGGAAAATCAAACATTAAAGAAATTTTTAGAGCTGGAAGAAAAGGCAAGGCAGTAATTGACACTATTGCCAGAACCCTTGGAATTAGAACTTATGGAGCTGGATATTCAATAGAAACAACTATTCCTAAAAAGATGGCAATGGGAGGAATTGTTCCAGGAGTTGGCAATACAGATACCTATCCAACAACTCTTCCAGAAGGTGCATTCGTTGTAAACAAACAAGCAACTGCACAAAATATGGATATAATCGCTCCAATGCTTGGAATGAATATGGGCGGACAAGTTCCAGTAATGCTTACTCCTGGAGAAGCCGTAATTGATCCTCAAACAGCTCGTGCTAATTTAGGAACACTTTATGCAATTAATGGTCCTGGTGTTGGCGGAAATAAATTAAATTTGGGTGGGGTCATAAAATCCTTATTGTCACGCAAACCAACTCTTTCTGCTGGATCAATAAGCGGAAATCCACAATCGATGTTTTCTTTGTTTGGAATTAAAAGAAAAGGAAAATTTTCAGAATCTGGTAGTTTTGTTGGGCCTCGTGGAGGAGAAATAGTTTCAGTTTCTGCCAAGCCAGCCACAGCAACTTATGGCGCAGCCCTTGCTAAAATGCCAATCAATCCAGATACTGGAAAACCACATACGCTTGCATCATTAAATGGAGCAATGGCAAGACGTGGTTTAAAAGGAGAAGAAATTGATGCGTATCTAGCAACTCTCGGATACATGTCTCAAGGTGGTCCATTAGTAGGAACAACAACTCAACTTTTAGATAAAATTGTAAAAGATCCAAAACTTAAAAATAAAATTCTTCAAGAAATAGATGATAAATTTTATAAAAAAATGTCGGAGATTAAAAAATCTGGACAAGCATTAACTGATTCAAATAATCCATATCATGATGTTTCAAATGAAGTTTTAAATGGATATTTTGAACCAGGTTCTTTAGAAAGAATCTACTGGAATCAGTTTAAGGTACAGACATCTGGTTTAAATCCTTTATATATGTCAGACATAAAAAGAGGAGCTGGGCACAGTAGCTCTGCTGGAGCACAAACTGTATACGTAACCGCACCAGATGGAACACGTATAAAAATAGGCAAGGTTAAAGGATCAGGTAAAGGCACAATGGCCTTCCATTCTTCTAATAAAGACTGGGAATCAGAATATGGATTTAACAATGGTGGAATGGTCCAAGGATATAATGCAGGAGGAATAATCGGCAATGTATTAAAGGGAACAGCATTTAAAAAGTTAGGCGCTAGATTTGGAAAAGTAGGAAATAGCTGGGGAGCAACCTCACTTTCTATTGGAATGGGCAAGAAGCTATTCGGAAGCTCAGGACTTACTCCTAAAGCACAAAACTTAATGTATGGAAAGCTCATAGAAAATCTTGAAAAAGAAAGACCATATGGATATGTTACAAATGCTCAAGGACAACTTCAAAGGGCTTTAGAGCCAGATATTGTAGACACACTTCTTAAATCATCTGCATCAGATGTACTTAGTTCAGGTGGTAAAAGCTTAAGTAAAATTGATAGAGAAATATTGCGAACTAAATATGCAAACTGGGACTCAAAATCATGGACTCCATCAACATCTAAAATAAGAAAGCAAATATTTGGAGCAAATAAAGGCGGCATAATTCCAGGTTATAACAGGGGCGGAGTAGTTATGCCTCAGTCTATTCCAGTACCTTCTCAAAATGGTAAATATAATATGGGCGGAAAAGTTCAAGGATACAATGCAGGTGGAATGATTGCATCCACACTACTTGGATTGCTTGGATCACAAGGTGGCGCAGCGCTAGGATCTAAGTACGGCGGAGAGACTGGATCAATGATAGGCAGCATGCTAGGGTTTGCAGCCCCAGGAATGTTAATGGCTGGTAGAGGACCTAGAATGGCGAAAGGTTCAGAAGAAGCACAAGGGTTCTATGGAAATAAATTAGATAAATCAATTATAGGTAATACTAAATTTGGGGCATCACTTGCAAATACAGCGGCTCAAGGATCTAAGGTTTCTAGAGTTCTTATGGGAATGGCTGGACTATTAACAAAGACTAATTTAATTTTGGCTGGAGTTACAACAGCCGTAGTAGTAGGATATAAGGCTTGGCAGAACCATAAAGAATCACTTAGACTAAATGCATTAAGTTATGGATTAACAGCAGAGGCAGCTCAAAAGGCTGGATTAAAATTTGTTGATTATAATGCTAAAATAAAAGATTCAATTAACAATGTAAAGATGGTTACAGAAAGAAACAAGCTTATGTATGAAAGCATGAAGAGTGCTGGACTACCTATTCAAATGACTATTGAAGAATATAAGAAGTTGAGAAAAGAAGTTAAGTCTACAATGTCAGATTACACTAAGATGATTGACAGAGCTAAAGACGGAGATTTGGCTTCTATGGCAGAAAGATTAAAGACACAATTTGTTGCTGCTGGAATGTCTGCAGATGAGGCAGCAAAGAAGATTTATATAGCCTTCACTCTATCCAATAAGGCTGCATCGGCAGCTGTATCAACAGTTGGAAATGCTAACTTTAATAAAATTATTGATGCTCAAACAGCAGCAGTTCAGGCTATGGAATCATTTAATAAAGCTGCTTCATTTGAGAATTCAAAGACACAAGCCACCGCATTAAACACAGCTTTGCAGGCAGTAGAAGGAAGTTTAGAAAATATCGTAGTCCAAAGCGAAAAGAAAGCTAAGGCTGATAAAACTGGAAAGACTGAAGTTATTACTAGATACGAAGCTGAACGCCAAATGCTTAAAGGAATTTCTTCAGGTGTTAGTGGTCAAAAACGCCTTACTTCAGAATTAATAGATGAGTTGGCAAAACAAAATCCACTGATAAGAGACTTTGCTACAGAGCAAGATACAGTATTAAGCCTTTGGATGAAGATGAGACTAGCTGCACAAGGTTATACTGGCGATCTAAAAATGGGTGCCGAACAAGCTAAAGCACTGTATACAATGTTTAACAGGGTTGCAATAAATGTTGAAACTGTTAATAAAAACGGTGCATTAAAATCACAATACTCTAATTTAAATACATTACAGACACAATTAGAAAAAGCTCAGAATGCCGCAAAGGGACAATCTGTACAGCAACAGATTGATTCAAAGAAAGCAATTGAGGCTATCGACGATAGAATTAAAAAGATTAAGGAAGAAGCAGACGCTAGACGTAAAGCTCTTTCTCAACAACAACAAGATGAAGATGCTTTAACTCAAATAAAGAAAAAGCAATTAGAGTACCAACAAGCATTAGCCGCTGGAGACATGGCTACTGCCGCACAAGCACAGCTAGATATTCAGTCATTAAATAGACAGCAACAGGTAACTCAAGCAACAAGAGCAATTGATAATAAAGAAGCTGCAGATATTGCAAAACTAGAAAAACAAAGAGATGCTCTATCTAAAAAAGATGAGAATTTAGCAAATAAGGCAGCAATTGCTGCAGAGTCAGTTGCGTCTTTAACTGAAAAAATTAATAAACAAAAACAAGCAATCGATACATTTAATGCAGCAGTGACTAATTTACAAGTAGCAATCATTCAAAAGAAAAAGGATATTAGCGGAGAATCAGCAGCTGTTGTAAAAGCTGGAGAAGCAGCAGGAGTTGAAAGTAACGACCCAGACAAGATTATTGGATTTAGGGCTACTAAGGGAAGAATGTCTTATAGACAAAAAACTCCAGAAGAACTTGCACAAGGATACATGCCAACAGAACTTGGAAAGGCTCTTAAAGCAGATAAAGTTTATATTACAGCTACGGAAGTTTTAAATACTGGATCATTTAAAAACCCTATATCTGCAGGTAAGGTTGCTGGTCTAAATCCATCTGCTTGGCAAAGCCCTATGGGTGGAATTGGAATTAATAGCCCTAGAGAACAAATTAAAAAATATGCACAGCAACAGGGCTATAAGAGTGGAACTCAATTTACATTACAATCTGGCAATAAATCAGATAATACATTAAAAAATTATCAGTTTAGAGTACTTGAAGATGGAAACATAACATTAGTAAAAACATTTGCAAAGGGAGGAATGGTAAGTAATAGACCACTCCTAATGCCTAAATTTAATAGAATGGGAATGGGCGGGCCAGTAGTTAATTCAGTACCTAAATATAATTCTGGAGGATATGTATCTTCATCTAGATCTTCTTCATCCTCATCTGTTATAATTCAATCAATGCCAGTTTATTTCGAACAAGCTCCAAACGACCCTAAAAAGTTTTTTGCACAAATGGAAGAAATGGCAAAACTAAAGGGAATTAAAGTTTCACAAGGGAAAAGCGCATAATGTCAACTATATATCTTCCAGTAGGTTCGGTTCTATATTTTAATTCAACAATTAAGGTATCAGAGCATAATCGTCAACCAGTCTCAATTAGTAAGACAAGAATTGAACAAACAAAGAGAATGTCAAATGGATTAATGCGTAAATTCTTTATTGCAGATAAAGAAACAATCAGCGTTTCCTGGAGCATGCTACCTTCATTTTCAACTATGACCGTTGACGCAGGGTATGGAGCGGTTGATTTAAAATCATTTTATGATGGTTCTGCTGCAAAAGCAGCGGGAGCATTATCAGGAAGATCCTCATTTGATGTAACAATTGCCTATGGGAATACAACAAAAACAATGGAAATGATGTTTACAAGTTGCTCATTTGAAATAGTTAAGCGAAATGTAAAGGAACAAACAACAGACCTTCCACAAGAGTTTTGGAACGTATCTCTTTCTATGGAAGAGGTATAATGATAGACTCAGGTAAAACAGCTTTACAAAATATATTCAAGCAACAAAAAACAATTACAGTAGATGCTGGTTGTGAAATTGAATATAATATGAATTCATTAATTGATGGAATAACAGTTTCTTCTGCTACCCCAGACTCTTCATATACATCACAAATAGCTGGATGGCCTTCAGGCAAAGCCAATCCATACAAGAAACTATTCCCAATTGATTCAATTATTAAACCATTTAGACCACTAGATTCAGGAATTAAGTACTTTGTGTTTTTGCCAAATGACACAACATTAAATACATTTTCTCCATATAGGTCTTTACAGTATCCATCTTCACAACCTAGAATATATTATCCAGGAGTAACTACTCAGTATAAGTATTGGCTGGGCGCCAAGGATACAAATATTAATTTAACATTAACATATAAACAAACATCAAGCTCGTATCTTGGCAATAAGCATGCCCTAGCCAATAAGATAATTATTAGATTTGAAAAATATCATGCCCTACCATTGTCATATACAGTTACCGTAACAAGGTCTGACGGCTCGGTACAGACGCTTGGACCTATAGCTCCACCATCAAGTGGCAACATAGAATTAAATTATACTGGATCTGCATGGACTCAGCATGCACTAACTGAGCCAGTTTCTTATGCTACTCCAGTTTCAATTAAGTCTATTAATCTAGTTGCAACATCTCCAGGCGGGGGAGAAGTAATTGGAGTAATTGAATTATCTGCAAGATGGGTAAAAGACATATCCTCAGACGTAGTATCATTTGATATTCAAAAAGAGTCATCATCTTCTTCAGAAGACATATTGCCAGTAGGATCAGTTACAGCAAATAGCATTACGGCAAATATAGTTAAATATAACCAGTCCGTACTTCAAACGGTTTCATATAATAGAGAGTCAACATCGATTGACCCGTCATTAATATACTTGGTTAAAAATGCAGAGATAAGGCCATTCTTTAAAGTCTATCATTCTGGAGGAACCACAGTTGCAGGATCATATGATAAGGTTAAACAGGGAACATTTTATATAAATGATTTTAATATTGATGCCTATGGCGAAACAGTTATAAATGCTTTAGATGGCTCAAAGTATTTGATGGAAACGTTATGTCCAGATATTGTTTGTGAATTTTATCCAGTAACAGCAATTTTAAGAAGACTGTTAGATTCAATAGGGTTCTCAAATTATAACTTTAATTTACATGCTACTTCAGAAACATCTATACCTCAAATTAATTATTGGTGGACAGACGATACTACAACGGTATGGCAGGCAATCCAAGACCTTTGTAGAGATATACAGATGAACGCATTTTTTGACGAGAACAATGTATTGCAATTTTATAGCAGAGACTACATATACGATAAAACAAGATCATCTGTTTGGGACTTTTATAATGAAGCAGAAGGGTCATCTCTTCCAAACATAATTGATTTTAACCAAAAAGAAATAGTTGCAGCAAACTACGTAAAGGTTTTATGGCAGTCAGCATTAACTTCTAACTATACTGGAACATCGGGAGAACTCTGGACATCACCAACAACATTTTTAAGTGCTGGAGGACTACAGCAGTCTATAACAGAATCACAAATGGAACTTCTTATAGATACAAAAACAATAGACATATATTCAAAGCAACAAGTATTCTATAACTTTTCAGGATTTGTTTTGATAGATTCTGAAATTATTGAGTATGAAGCAATTGGATACGATATAACATTGCAAAATGGTACCAAAGAACATCAATGGATTTATTCAGAATCCGATGTAAATAAATATAGGGCATTGTCTAAGCCTGGATACGAAGACGTTACTAATCCAGCAAACACATCTTATTTTAAACCAAGCGGAAGGTACAAAGTAAAAAAGAGGGGCGCATTGGGAACAGTTGCAGCAGCACATTCAGCTGGAAATTCAAATCTAGGAAACTGGACTGGCAGAGAAGTAACTTGGGACAATAAAGCTTCAACAACATATGGAACTTCAACTACTCCAAGCAGCTTAGATTTTTATTACAATGTAAAGCCAAAACAAATATCATTAACAAGTGTAGAGTTAGATTTTGTTGCACCAGCAACTACCCCCACATCTTATATAGTAGAAGTTCAAAGACTAAATGATGATGGATCTAATGCGGGAGCTACAATAACTCTTCCAGCATTTACTGAAGAGCCACCACTATTAATTGAAAATCTTTTTCCAGGTTCAAAATATAGATTTAAGGTAACTCCTAAAAATGGATCTGTATCTGGCAATAGTATAATTAGTGCAACATTTACATTAAGCGCCGTTTCTTATAACGGAAACTTTTCTTCTAATCCAGTACTAGCAACAGCATTGACTCCTGGAAAATCTTATTTAACTTTAACAAATTCAACAACAGCAAAAGACAAATATGTAGTAGCTTACAGAGATTTTGCTGGAATGAATTTAACTTCTTCTACGCCAAATACATCTTATCCCCCATACTCTTATACAGCAAACACATATAGCGAAGCCTACTACGCATTTGGAACAAGCGTATTTTTAGATTCAAATATCAGCTCACAAGCATCATCTGCTGGAATGGGATTCTTTGTTGATGATTTAGGGAAAACGGGATATTTTATTGTTGTAGAAACCACAAAGTCCGCAACTGCAAAAGAAACTAAATCTGCAAGAATATTAAAAGCAGACGGAACTGGAGTAAGAATTTTAGCAGATTCACAAAGAACTGCCACATCTACATTTGAAGGTGTATATGGTGGAAAGCAGTATAATCTTGACGTAAGAGTTAAAGTTTTAGGTAATACCATAGATATCATTGCTTATGTAAATGGATTTAAAATACAAGCAACAGACTCTAACTCAATGTTAAATGCTAAAGAAACAAATAAAATTTTAGATCAAACAAAGACCGTAGCAGTTATTTGTGGAAACGGAACGGTAGCATTTGATTATGTTTATGCTACAGATATGAATAAAACGAAATACGAACAATCCTTAGTTGATCCCAACATGTATTTAGCACAATTTTCAAATGACCTATTAGATATGTCTTTTGGTGATCTTATATATGATGCTAAAAATTCAGAAAATACATTAAAGAGCCAGACTGTGGATGATTTTGGAACAGTAGTAAGAGAAATATATTATGTTAAAACTAAATTAAATACAAGGCCAGCATACCCACTGCTGTGGTCAACTGCTGGAAATAAATCTGTTAATATAATTGGACAATCAGTCTCTAATTTTAATGCGGAAGCTTATGTATTAAATAATACATCTACAACAGTTCCTTTAAGTAATGGAGCAGAAGCTGGATTTTTTATATATGGAAATAGCATAAGCTCTTCTGGAACTCTGGAATATTCAACTGATGATAGCGCCGAGTATGCAAATAAAGAGCCAGTAATTTTTGAATCCAGGTGGCTACAAAATGAATATGATGTTAAACAGCTAGCAAACTTTATAAAGACTAAAGCTATAAATAAAGGAAAGCTTATTGATATGGAAGTATTTGGAAACCCATTACTTTCAGTAGGAGATATAGTTAAAGTTAAATATGCCTATCAAGGATTACTAGGCACAGAGGCTATGATAATTACAGACATAAACCAAGCCTTTGAGGAAGGAATAAATACATCCATTACATGTCGAACTTTGTAGTTGACCAAATGGTATAATATTAAAATGAAATCAGACAAATCTAAAAATAGAATCCCGTCCAAAAATATTACACCAGGGACTCCCATTATTCTGCAAAAAGATAGTCCAGATTTAATATTTTTAAATCCTAAAAATGTTATTATTAAAGACGGAAGCGGATTTGTTTATGATAGGTTTTCAGGCGGAATAAATATAGGAGGTCCTGGAGACGGAGACCCAGGCGACGACGACGGAGACCCAGACAACCCACTTCCATTTGTAGACACTGTAGATATGTCAGACATAGAAAGTATTACATTTGAAGAGTATGTAGACCCTACAACAAAAATAACTAAATATAATGCTATAATTAAAATTAGAAATGGAAGCGTGAATGCAAGTAGCGTTGTTGGAGTAGATGCAAGAATTTATGACTCTTCATCTTCATCGTATACAGCATCAACTGCAAGTAATTCAAATAGCAATAGCCCTACATTTATTACCCCAACACCTACAGTGCCATCAGTAATTTTTGATAGAACTGGAACAACTGGGGTATCTTGGGGATGGAATGACTCAAGTGGATTTGGATCATACGACTCAATATCTTACGAATGGATTATAACAACTTTAAAAAATGGAGGAACAGTTATTAGTTCGGGAACTAAAACATATCCTTCTTCTTCAACTTACGGTATAGGAGATAGCGGTAAGACTAGACAATATAAAATTAGCTCTTCACAGGGAGATACGCCACCTTCATCGTCTGCAAGATGGCTTAAAGTTAGAACAGTAGTAGCTGGCACAAATGGTAAAAAATACTATTCCAACTATTCTACTGCAATTTGATAGGGGATAAAATGATAAAAGGACAATACATAATATATGAAGATGGGAAAGAAATACTCCGATCCCCTAATATTATAACTAAATTTGGTAAAAGATACTTCACCCGTCAACTTGCTGGAATGATTCAAAATAATTCTAAGGATATGGCAATTGGAATTAGTGATTCAAAGTCTATATCTGCAGTTTCTGGAGATGGAACTTCTGTAACATTTACAACAACTTCTGCACACGGACTAACAGTTGGAAATAAAGTAAGTATTGTAAATGTAGATCCAATATCCTATAATTTATCTGATATTGTTGTAGATACAATTCCAACACCAACTACTTTTACAGTACTCAGTACAGCTTCATCATCCTATGTATCTGGCGGTAACGCATGTTCAGATGTAGATACAAGACTAGGATTTGAGATATATAGAACCCCAGTATCTCTTGGAAGCACAGATATACAAATTCAAAACGATACAACCACATACTCTATTATTTATAAAGCTACCATACCACAAGACATCTCTGGAGTAATATCAGAAATAGGATTGTATCCATCGCTAAGGGCATCTTCAAATAGCTACGATAGTAAATTTATAGCAGACTTTGATAAGTATTTTGATTGGATAGACCTAAATAATTATAGTCCATCAACTTCTACAGTTGGAGCCAGGGTCGGCGGAAACGTATTAACCATGACATCTAATGCTTCTTCGTCTAATGAGTATAAATCTAATATATCTTTAGACCTAGAGGGATATAGCAACCAAGACTCTTTAACAATAGCATACTATAAAGAGGACGCAAATCTTAATAAGATTACTTTAAAATTTTATAGCTCTGATTCAGATTACTATTATGTAGACATAACTCCAGAATCTGGAACTGGATATAAAATATCTTCTGAAATAAACCTAAGTACACTCTTTGGCAATATTGTTGGGTCTCCTTCTAAATCAGAAATTATTAGAATTGGAGTAAGTATTGTGCCTAACTCTTCGACATCTACATCTGTAGGAATAGATTCATTAAGAATTAATGACGAAGATACCTTTGACCCCCTATTTGGATTACTAAGTAGAACAATTCTTTCTTCCCCATATTTAACTAAAATGGCTGGAAGGCAAATAGACATAGAGTACAGATTAGACTTGGAATTTTAAATGGCATATGAAGACCTATTAAAAGATACTTCTAGGGTTGACTCAAGTAATAGCAATTACTTTTTGGTTACAATCACAGACCTAGATGTAAATCAATCTTACCCAATTCAATTTAGATGGAAATATAATGATGGCACATTTTCCCCATGGTCTGCCGTACGTGTAGTAACTACTCCTGGAGAATCAGATCCTAATACTCCAAAGTTTACAGATTCAAATGTCGATGTAACTACTCCTGGATTTATAAAAATTACATGGGATGGTACATCTGATGATGCTACTCCAACACCACTTACAGATATAGACAGAGTAGATGTTTATATAGACGGCTTGCCATTTGACGGTAATAAACCTGCAGCAACATTTAAAACTGCTGGTACACAGGTAATTGCAGCACCAGGTGGAACATATCAAATAGTTTTGTATGCAGTTTCAAAACTTGGAAAACTTTCTCCAGTTAGTGCAGCAGTTACTAAAACAGTTTCAGATATAAGTAATCCAGTAGTAGATCCAGAAGATCCAGAGGCACCAACTGTTACAGCAGGACTTGCATCTGTTATTGTTGAATGGAGTGGTAAAAAATCTGGTGGCGTAGATTTTCCAACTGGAAGTTTTGCAGGGGCAAAAGTATTTATAGGAACATCGGCAGGATTTACTCCAAGTGATAACAACTGGGTTCATACATTAAATTTTGCAAATGGTTCAAACAAAGTATCAATCGGAGTAGGAACAGTTATTGATAAATCTGCTGGAACTCTTTTACAATACAACACTCCGTATTTTATAAAAATAGATACAATTAATGCAAGTGGTACATCAAATAACAACCCTATTGCAGCTTCTGGTAATCCAATTACTGTAAACAAAGTTGCTGCAAGCGAAATTATAACAGGAACACTTGCTGCAGATGCATCAATTACAGCTGGAATAGATGGCGGATCTAGAGTGGTTTTATCTGGCGGAGCCAACCCACTCGTAATATATGGAACTAATGGAACTACAGAATTATTAAAGTTTACTGGCGGAGCAACTGGAACATTAACCGTAAATGGAGGCGGAACATTTACTGGAGACTTGTCCGCAGGATCAGGGTCTTCTATATTTAAATCTGATTCAAGTGGAATATATTTAGGAAACGCAGTATTTGCTTTAGCCCCATTTAGTGTATCTAGAAACGGTATATTAAAAGCGGAATCTGGAACTATTGGTGGATGGACACTGGGTTCAACATTTTTACAAAATGCTGGATCAAGCCCAACTATTAAAATTGATACTAGTGGTATTATAGTTGGCTCTACATCAAATGCGTATATTGATATTACATCTTCTGGTATTACTCATAGAAATTCAAATGGTACCGCAAGCGGTAAATTTACTTTAACTACTGGCCCATCAGCACAATTAACTATTGATGGAACATTTACAATTAGTGGAACTTCAACTATTAATGGTACAGCAGCATCTACTGTTGTATCTAATGCTTCAACTGGATCAACAGCAATTCAAAGCGGTAACGGTGTTGATAAAAATTCTAGCAATCAAATAACTAGAATTAGCACTAACGGAGGAATTGTAGTTTCTAGCTCTACCGCTTCAAGCGGAGCAAGAGTAGAATTAACAAATACTGGATTTTATGCGTATAATGGAAGTGGACAACCAACTGTTAGCATAAATGCAGCAGATGGGTCCGCCTCATTTACTGGAACAATAAATGCTAATTCTGGATATTTAGGAAGTGCATCTTCTGGATGGAATATTACATCTACGTCCATAAATAATAATGCTAGTACTTATGCTGGAGTAACATCGATATTTGCACAAACTTCTGCTGGTTACAGCATTTTAGTTCCTGGAATAATTAATGCTGACAACGGATATCAGGCTAACCTAGGAGTTAGATTGTTTACTGGAGGAAGCACAACAGCAAATTCATTTTGGAAATCTCAAGGAAATATGTCCCCAAACAATGGAAGCGCAGGATCAACAGGATTATATTCTGTAGGATCTTCATCATGGAAATGGTCACAAATTTGGGCAGACACTGGAACAATACAGACTTCAGATGAAAGATTAAAGAAAAACATTTCTAATTCTAACCTAGGATTAAATTTTATTAATTTGCTTAATCCAATTTCATATAAATGGAAAATTGGTGGAGGAATTCCAATTTATGACGAAGAGTCGGGTTTTGTTATAGGAAGCGAACCAATCCCAGGAGAAAGAACTCACTATGGATTTTTAGCCCAAGAAATTAAACAAGCCTTAGATCAGGTTTCCCCAGGACAAGATTTTGGTGGATGGGTTTTAGCAGACAAGAATGATCCAGACTCTACGCAATCATTAAGGTATGAAGAGTTTATATCTCCAATTGTAAAGGCAATACAAGAGCTATCAGCAAGGCTTGACGCCCTAGAGTCATAATGGTATTATAGGTATCTAGAGATAGGATATTTATGTCGAATAAAGCGGAATTAATTATTACCGCCCTTCAGCAACGCATAGGAGAAATTGTATCAACTTATGAAACTCAGATTGCAGTTCTTAGGGCAGAAATTACTCAGCTTATGGAAAAAGATGATAAGAAAGAAACCAGCACAGACTCTAACTAATCCAGTAATACTTCCATCAGGTTTAGCTGTTAAAACTAGTAGCGGAGTATATTGGGTTAAGGATGGTAAAAGGTTTAAACTTATATCTGACCGTGCCGCAAAGTCATGGAATTTTCCTACAGTAAATGCTACAGATCAAGCGGTTTCGGCAATGAAGATTGTTGGAAAGCTAGGGTTTAGAGACGGAACCTTGATAAAGAACATAGCAGATGGTAAAATATATTTAGTATCGCAGAATAAACGTAGGCATATAGTAACCCCAGATTCGTTTACTAAGTATGGCCTTAATAGATCTAGTATAGTTGAGGTTAGTGAATCTGAAACAAATATGCACGACTTAGGAGAAAACTTATAATGGCCGACTTAATACCAGTAACTTTCAATGAAGGTGAGCCACTAGACGTTACTAAGTTAAATAATCTTAGACTTAACATTACCAATACATACGCAACCGCAGCTTCTCTACAAAATGCCACCCTTGACGGCAAATCAATTCCATTAATTGATTCTGGAACAGTACAATTAACAACTAAGCTTGGGAAATCAGATCCAGTAAATTTGCCAATTAATCCTAGCTTTCAAGGTACACCAATATTTATTGTTTCAATAGGTGGCGGAACTTTAAAAAGTGGAAATGTTACCGCACAAGTAACCCTTGCAGTTCAAGGTGCCGCTAGCGGAGCACCAGCAGTATACGCAAATTCAACAATAGCAGGCTTAAACATAACAGTTAATTATTTAGCAATAGAAAAAAAGAGCGTCTAGTACTTGACACACTCAATCAATATGTTACAATTGCTGTAACATTAAAGTCACGGCCTCGTGACTTTTTCCATATTAAGGTATAAAATGAGTAACGATTTAAAATGGATGCTATCGTCAGATCAGCAATTTCCATACCAAGATGATAAGATGATTGACCTATGGTTTAAGGTTATGAAATGGTTTAAGCCAGACGTTGTTGACTACCTTGGAGACACAGATGATCAGGCATGCTATAGTAAATATACTGATGGCAAACCAACAGAATTTTTAAAGGCTTACAAGAACGATGATGTTACTAACGATTTAGAGCTAATGCTAAAAGACATGAAAATTGAAGCAAGTGGGGCTAGAGAATTTTACGCTAAGACAAGAAAGATGCTTCCAAATGCTCAACTGTTTTCTGCTTTAGGAAATCATGATATAAGAATATTTGATTACCTAGATAAAAAGATTCCAGAGTATGCAAAGCATGTTACCCCAGAAGCTTTGTGGAGTTTAGATTCTTTGGGGTATGACTATATATATTATGATAGTTTACCTAAGAAACGATTTGGTGACATACACGTACACCACGGACTTTCAATTGCAGCAGGCGGAGCAGTAAGAAAAGATATGGAAGACATGCAGGTTTCATTAATTAGAGGACACTCTCATAGAATTGCCTCACATATGGTAACATATGAACTTAGAAATAATGGAAAGGGTGAAACCCTTAGAGGATATGAAATTGGTCACATGTGTGATGAAAAGGGGCCAGGAATGAAATATACTCAGCATCATGACTGGCAAAAGGGATTTGCTATAGCCCATATTGAAAATGGAAAATATCCACACGTACAGATGATACATGTATCCCCAAATTATACATGCGTTGTAGACGGGAAAGTATTCTCATTATGATGAAATGTCAGAGATGTAAAGGCAGAGTATTTGTTGATAGAGTCTTTTCTCAAAAATTACATATAGAACTTTTCTGCATATTGTGTGGAAAACGATGGATGATCAATAAAGAATTGAACGTATTTGCAAAATGGTTAGATCAAAACGACAGAGCACACGCAAAAAATTACTCTATTTCTTCTTAAACGGGAAGATACATAAAGTAGTTAGAACATCAAAAGCTAGCGATGAACTAGTCGCTTGGTGCTACCCAGATAAAAAAAGAGTTATGTATGCCTATTCTCAAGTAAAAAAGAATATGGGTAACGCATATACCATCAAACAGGTTTGTGAAATATTAAATAGGCATAGGGTTACTGTAGAGGAATATATCCTTCAAGGTAAAATTAGAGAGCCTCAGAGAGTTTATCCTATTAGTAATCCAGAGTCTACATGGTATAAATTTATGTTTAGCGAGTCCGATATATACGATTTGCACCAATTTATATTAGACGCTGGGTATACAAAGGATTTCCCCTCTAAGGCAGAATTAACGGCTCTTCTCAAACACAACTTAATATTGTATACTAAGACAGACGAGGGAAGCTTCGTACCAGTATGGAAGGCGGAATGATGGCAGAGACTAGAGTAAAAGTAGATCTTTCTTTTACTAGGAATCTTGGTAACTATGAAAGTATCAAGATTGGTATTGGTATAGAGGATGATATTAGGCATGGAGAAAATGTCGATACAGCAACAGAAAGAGTATATAAATTTGTTGAAGAAAAGCTTATTCAAAAAACTCGTGAGGTAGAAGAAGAGTTAAAGAATGGCAAATAATAGAGAGCCTTATATTTTGTTGACTATGTATCAAAATCTGTACAGTGAAAAGTACGGTAAGGCTGCTACTATAAATAAATTTAGAGAGAAGTGGGGAATGCAAGACGTTATAGAGAGTGTTGGCTTTGATCGTGCTAAACAGCTTATTGAGTATTATTTTACAACATCAAAGATAAACCATACGCTACAGTTTTTCTTTTATAACTTTGATAAACTAGATATTATGCAAAAAGAAATTGAAAAAGATAAGGCAAACCGTAAACTATTACGGCAGGCTACAAAAAGATTAGTGGAAGGCGGAGAGTAATGAATACAGAAGCAACTTTAATATCTGCAGTATGTAAAAATAAAGACATTAGTACTCTGCTAGCAGACAATGTAGATGAGCTATTTACCTCTCATAGAGATATATGGGAAGGCTTAAAGTCATATTACTATAAGTTTAAGGCTGTCCCAGAAGTTGGAGTTCTTCAGGAAAAGTTTAAAGACTTCGAGCCAGACAATAATGTAAAGGCAGAAACTGGATACTATTTAGACACATTAAAGAATGAGTATCTTTCAGCAAGATTAAAAAGCGTTATTCTTCGAAGCGGTTCTGCATTAAAAGAAGAGGCAGCATCCAGAGTGCTTGCTGAAATGCAAAGTCAATTAGCTAGTCTTTCAAAATTTACAAATAATGTTCGTGACTTAGATGTAACAGATTTAGAATCAGCAGAAAGACATTTTCAATCAGTAAAAGATCGCTCTGCAGTAATGGGTGGAAGTCCAGGAATATCAACTGGCTTCCAAGCTATTGATACAGCATATCCAACTGGTATGGCTCCAGGACATTTAATTGTTGCAATTGGATGGCCAGGAAAGGGTAAGACATGGTTTACTTCATATCTAGCATGTAAAGCATGGGAACAAGGATTCAAGCCAATGATCATCTCCCTTGAAATGTCTCCAGAAAATATGCGTGATCGTATTTATACAATGTTGGGATCTGGTCTATTCAAGGCTAGTGATTTATCAAAAGGTGATATTAATATAGATGATTTCAGGACATGGGGTAAAAAGAAGTTTGAAGGAAAGAATAGCTTTGTCCTTGTATCTAACGAAGGCACGGCTGAAGTTACTCCTGCTACGGTACAGGGTAAGATCGATCAGCACAAACCAGATCTCGTTATCTTGGATTATCATCAGCTCTTTAATGATAATAAGCGCAGTAATTCTGAAGTAGAAAGAAACAGAAATATTTCTCGTGAGTTTAAATTGCTTGCAGTTTCTAATAATATTCCTATTATAGATATTACTGCTGCAACAGCTGACGATATTTCAGATCAGGAAAACCCTCCAATGATGTCCCAAGTTGCTTGGTCAAAAGCAATTGAATACGATGCCGATATGGCTATGGCTATTCACAGATATCCAGGAACTAATTTAATTGAAGTTGTTTCAAGAAAGAATCGTCATGGGCACGAGTTTGATTTTCACCTAGACTGGGATATCAATAGAGGTATTATTAAAGAGTTATATGACTACGTACCACCACAAACAAATTAAAAGATTTCAAGTATCTGTACAATTTCGTGATGACTCTGACATAATTAGGATGAGGCATCAGTACGAAAGCTTGCTTATTGATAAGATGCGTGGACAAGGATACTCAAGAGTACTTGACATAGACACTGCATTTTCGATAGAATTTACTGGAGAGACATGGAAGTTCTTAATGACTCTTCAAGGAATATACGTAGGAAGGAAAAAGGCATGGCAATCAGAGGGAATTACGCAAGGAAAGTTGATTCCACGAAATACTCGCCAAACCACATTAAGTCAATTATAAAAGGTCTTGGGCTAGATATAGTTGGAGAAACTTCAAATGACTTCCTATGCTACTGCCCATTTCATTCTAATAGGCATACCTCAAGCTTCAGCGTAAGCAGAGAATATGGTGCTTTCATATGCTTTAATCCAGCATGCGGAGAAGCTGGAACCCTTATAGAGCTAGTTAAAAAGATTCTACAAAAAAATGATTTCCAGGCCATGAGATTTATTTCATCTAAAGAGGCAGAGATCCTGGATAACTTTGAAGAAACCATGTCTGAGATGTTTGAGGAAAAGCCAGAATTTAAAGAGTTTAATAAAGAAACTATTTCAAAACTATCTGAAGATAGAAAAAGCAGTAAGGAAGCATGTGACTATTTTATTTCTCGTGGTATAAATCTAGAGTCTATGGACTACTTTGATCTTGGGTATTCTAAAAATATGGACATGGTAACTGTCCCAGTTCATAGCCCAGATGGAACATGTATTGGAATTGTTGGAAGATCAATACAGGGTAAGTCTTTTAAGAATAGCACCAACCTTCCAAAGAGCAAAACAATATTTAATATACATCGTGCTAAAAGGGTTGGTGATAACGTTATTGTGGTTGAGTCTAGTTTTGATGCAATACGTGTTCATCAGGCTGGCTTTCCAAATGTTGTTGCAACCCTTGGTGGATTCCTATCTGCAGAGCAACAGGGGCTATTAAATAGACACTTTAATAAAATAACTATTCTCACAGACAACGACGTTGCTGGTAGAGAGCTTGGCTACAGTATAGCCAATAAATTAAAAATGAAAGACATCTTGTGGGGTTCGTATGAATATGGTAAGATATACCCTCATGGTGCAAAAGATGCTGGTGATATGACTGATGAGGAAATTAAAGCCTGCATAAAAAATTCTGTATCCAATATAGAATACAGAACTTGGAACTCGTGATATAATAAAAAATACAGATGGATTTATACCATCAACTACAAAGGAGATATAAATGAGTATAGTAAAGGGTCTAAAAGACCTAAACAAGGCACTAGATAAGCCTACATATAGTGGCGGAGATGAAAATAAAGCTCGCTGGCTTAAGATTGAAGACGGCGAAAGCGTTAAAATTCGATTCCTTCAAGAACTAGATGCAGATTCACCAACATATAATGATAAACTTGGGTGCGGATTTATAGCGCTTGAGCACACAAATCCAAAGGATTACCGTCGTAAAGCTTTAGACACAATGGAAACAGAAGGTCGTGACTGGGCAAACGAACAACATCGCAAAGACCCAAAGGCGGGTTGGAAAGCAAGAACAAGACTATACATTAATGTATTAGTAGACGATGGTAAAACAGAACCATATGTCGCAATTCTTTCTCAGGGAACCAGTGGAAAGACTATTACACCTACCCTTATCGAATACGCTGGGGAAATGGGAAGCATTACTAACTTAATGTGGAGAGTAAAGCGCAACGGCACAAAAACAGATACAAGCTATACAATTATTCCATTAGCTAAAGATGAAGCACCATTTGATTTCTCTGCTATTGAATTGTATGATCTTGAAAAAACTGCAGTTCGTCACGTACCATATGCTGAGCAAGAAGCTTTTTATATGGGAGACGGAACAAACTCAGATGAGTCTTCTGCTACATCTAGCAGCGTAGACTGGTAAGACAAAAGTAAAGGCGGAGAGTTAAGTGTCATTCACACATTTGCATGTTCATTCATACTATTCATTAATGGATGGCCTTAACTCCCCTGCCGAACTTGTTAAGGCAGCTAAGGATGCTGGACAAACAGCATTAGCCATTACAGATCATGGAACATTATCCTCACATCGTGAAATGCAGATTGCTTGCAAAGATCAAGGGATTAAACCAATACTTGGAGTAGAAGCGTATATATCTCCTACAGATAGATTTGATCGCTCCTCTAAAACAGATAAATCAATTCAGGCATACAACCATATTATCCTGCTTGCAAAAAATAAAAAGGGCCTAGAGAATATTAATACCCTTCAAGAACTTGCGTGGAACGAAGGCTTCTATCATAAACCACGTATTGACAGAGAGATTTTATTTCAATATAAGGAAGGCATAATTGTTTTATCTGGATGCCTTAACGGACTAATAACTAAGGCCATTGATAAAAAAGAATTTAGCGAAGCTAAAATGATGCTAAGCACATTTAAAAAAGAATTTGGTAATGATTTTTATGTAGAGGTTCAATCCCACAACCCTGAAGAAATTAATAATAAGCTCCTAGAGTTTGCAGATGAGCTTAAAATTAAAGCGGTGGCTACTGGAGATGCACATTTTGCTAAAGAAGAAGATCGTGTCCTAGAAGAAGCAATGCTTATTCTATCAACATCTCCTAAGTCAGATAAAGAAGCAGACTTTGAAATGTCTAGAAATATGAATAATATGCTGGATAGGTTCAATTATATGTATCCTGACAGGAAGATATCATTCCAAAACTATAATTTATTTATTCAGTCTCGTGAGGAATTACAGGCAGACTTTAATAAATCTAATATAGTTAGAACAGATATATATGATAACACTATGGAGATAGCCAACAAAGTCTCAGAATATGACTTCTACCAGGGTCTAGACCTTCTGCCAGTACCTAAGACCGATGCGGACGATAAACTGTCTCAAATGGCCTTTGAAGGCCTAGAAAGGCTACATCTGACATCTTCATGGCTAGGAAATGACCAATACGAGCAAAGACTAGTTGAAGAATTAGAAATAATTAGATCTAAGAGCTTTGCCTCATATTTCTTGGTTGTTGCGGATATGATTAACTGGGCTAAGACAAATAATATTATGGTTGGTCCTGGTCGTGGTTCTGCTGCGGGATCGTTGGTCTGCTATTCCCTAGGCATTACAGATGTAGACCCAATTGAATATGATCTTCTATTTTTCCGATTTATTAATCCAGAGCGTAATGACTTTCCAGATATTGACACGGACTTTGAAGACCGTCGTCGAAAAGAGGTCAAAGATTATTTAAAGAAAAAGTTTAAGCATGTTGCTTCTATTTCAACCTATACTTACTTTAAAGATAAGGGTGTTATCAGAGATGCTGCACGTGTATTTATGGTCCCGTTACAGGATGTAAATAGAGCACTAAAGTCTGTAGACACATTCGAGGATTACATTGATTCACCTAATACAAAAGAATTTAGAACAAAGTACCCAGAAGTTACTTGGCTTGCTGAAAGGCTAAGAGGAAAAATTAGAAGCGTTGGCGTCCATGCCGCAGGAGTTGTTGTAGCAAAGGATGACATAAGAAAGTTTGCACCAATTGAGTCTAGAGAAGACGCACAAGATAAGGTATCTGGAAGAATTCCAGTTGTTGCATACGATATGGATACGGTTGCAGATGTTGGTCTTATTAAACTAGATGCATTAGGACTTAAAACCCTATCTGTAATTTCAGATACATTAAAATCAATTAAAGATCGTACTGGAAAAGAAATTAATCTTTCAGGTCTTGAACTAAATGATAAAGAAGTTTATAAGGTTTTAAGCGAAGGGTATACAAAGGGAGTGTTTCAGGCCGAAGCAACTCCATATACTAATCTATTAATGAAAATGGGTGTTGATAAGTTTGAAGACTTGGCGGCATCTAATGCTTTAGTTAGACCAGGCGCAATGAATACAGTAGGAGCTTCCTATATTAATCGTAAACATGGTAAAGAAGCAGTTGAGTATACTCACTCTATCATGCAACCTTTTACTGAAAATACATATGGTGTTATTATATACCAGGAACAGGTTATGCAGGCTTGCGTACACCTAGGAGGAATGTCTTGGTCAGAGGCTGATAAGGTCCGCAAGATTATTGGAAAGAAGAAAGATGCAAAAGAATTCGACCAGTTCAAGGATCAATTTGTTAACGGGGCTTCAAAACACATTTCTAAGAAAAAGGCCGAGTCTCTTTGGCATAATTTTGAAGCTCATGCTGGTTACTCTTTTAATCGCTCCCATGCTGTTGCTTATTCTATGCTCAGCTATTATACAGCTTGGCTTAAAAAGTATTATCCGCTTGAGTTCATGTTTTCAATACTTAAAAATGAAAATGACAAAGACGCAAGAACCGAATATTTAATTGAAGCAAAAAGACTTGGGCTTAAAGTTTTATTGCCTCATATCAATGAGTCAGAAATGTACTTCTCATTACAAGGAGATGCAATTAGATTCGGACTTGCAGAAGTTAAATTTATATCAGATAGTATTGCAAATAAAATTATTGAGAAGAGGCCTTATGAGAACTATAAAGACTTTATTGAAAAAGCTTCGAAGAAAGGCAGTGGTATTAATAGTAGGGCTGTATCTGCTCTTAATGCTATTGGCGGTGCTGCTTTCGATGACAATCAACGTAGCGGTAAGGAAAAAGAAAGTTATTACGAATTCTTAGGAATACCTACTTTCAATTTAGATTTACCACCTAGAATTAAATCACAAGCCAGGCCTATATCAGAGTTTGATGACCTTGGATCATTCGTTATGTTTGGAATGGTTAAGTCTATTAAAAGAGGAACTGGTTGGGCTAGAGTTGAATTAGTAGATGAAACTGGATCCATTGGACTATTTCATAATGAACAAACACAAATAGAAACAAATCAAATGTATTTTATTCTAGTAGGAGATAATAGAATTGCTAGATATATTAAGGTAAGCGACATAGATCCAACTGGATCAGATCTATTTGTAGATTACCTATATAGAAAAGAATATGATATAAATGATGATGAGTATATGGTTCTTAATTTTACACCATATAAAACTAAAGCTGGTAAAACAATGGCTCATATTGTTATGAGTAATAAGAATAAAGAGCTTACCAGAGTAATTGTTTTCTCCACTATGTATCACAAGGCCTTGGCAAAAATGCGTGAGGGAATGAAATGTAATGTCGTTCTATCTAAACTAGATGATGGAACTCTGATGGTTAAGGAAATAAAATGATAGACGATATCGAAGGCTTGGTTACATCAATTAGTATAAACCAAGTTTTAGTTGCAATACTAGAAGAGCACGGAAAACTTACTGTTCCAACTTTAAAATTTTTAGATTCTAGTTCAGTAGAAAAAGAATTAGTAATTGATTATGATGAAACTATTCCATCATTTACATTTAGCTTAAGGGAAAAAAATGGAAACTAGTAAAGTTTTATACGACTATGGATTAGATGCGCTAGCAGCAGTATTGCATGAGACTGCAAAAGAGAAGGGATTTTGGGATGGAGAATATAGCCACGATAAAATTGGAAATAAGCTCGCCCTAGTTCACTCAGAAGTTACTGAGGTTTTAGAGGGAATCAGAAAGAATAAGGGTTCAGAACAAATTGTTGAAGAAATGGCTGATGTAATTATTAGATTACTAGATGTATATGCGGCTATGAGAAATGAAGAAGAAATAATGCATAGTTTAGATGAAGTTTTAGAAAATAAAATTAATATAAATAAAGAAAGACCAAGACTTCACGGGAACTTATTTTAATGGTATACTTTAGATATAGAAGAAAGAGTAACTAATGACACTGGTAATGGATGATATATTAGCAAAGCTAGATCCTAAAACAAGAGCAAGAGTGCAATCAGCACAACATATAAAAATTGATAAGCAAGAAACCCCAAGCATTGGTTTAAACACAGCGCTTAAGGGTGGACTTCCATACGGAAGACAAGTTCTTGTATGGGGAAATAAGTCTGCTGGTAAATCGTCTTTTTGTTTACAGATGATTGCCTTAGCGCAAAAAGAAGGAAAGACATGTGCCTGGATTGATGCTGAAGCATCTTACGATCCAGCATGGGCCCAACAGTTAGGAGTAGATTCAGAAAAATTAATTTACTCTACAGCTAAAACAGTAAACGATATGGTTGATGTTGGAACAAAGCTTATGGACGCTGGAGTTGATTTAATTGTAGTTGATTCTATTTCTGCTTTACTACCAGCAATCTATTTTGAAAAAGATGGAAATGAAATGAAGGATTTGCAAGACACTAAGCAAATCGGCGCTGAAGCAAAGGATATGACCCACGCAGTCAAAATGTTAAACTATGCAAACAAAAACACACTACTTGTTCTCATCTCACAACAACGAAATCAGTTTGGATCTATGCATGCTTCGCACATCCCCACAGGTGGAATGGCAGTCAAGTTCTTTAGCACCACGGTCATCAAACTTTGGTCTTCTGAGGCTGAGGCTAATGCTATTAAAGCTGGCGTTAAAGTTGGCGACAAAATTATCGAACAAAGAGTCGGAAGACCAGTTAATTGGATTATTGATTACAGCAAAGTCTCACCCCCAAATTTATCGGGACAATACGACTTTTACTACCAAGGGGACTCTCTTGGTGTAGACAGAGTAGGAGAAACTTTAGATGTTGCAGAAATGTTCGGAGTCGTGGAAAAAGGTGGCGCTTGGTACACGGTTAATGGTGAAAGATTTCAGGGTAGAGCAAAGGCAGTGCAATACTTACGTGAGAATCCAAAAGTTGTAGAAAAATTAATTGAGGAAATTAATGCCAAATCTTAATGAATTTTTAAATGAAAGTAAAGAAGATATCAAGCACTATGAACTTGAGAACCTTCCTGGAGTTAGAGCCTGCTCAAAATGTGATGAAGATGTTAGTGGTGCAAAGTGGGACCCAATAGATTTAGTAATGTCATGGAGATGTTCCAAAGGACACGAAACAATATTTAAGGTTCAGTAATGTCAGAAAGATCCGAAGTAAAAAGAGATGGCGCTAAGGCTCAAAAAAATTCTGGGCGGGGGGATTATCAAAAAGGTGATGCTAAGTGGAAGCAATTTGTAGTAGATTATAAAGAAGCCTCTGCATCTTTTACGTTAAATAAACCAGTATGGTCTAAGATTTGTACTGATACTTTTAAAGTAAATAGAGATATGCATCCAGCACTAAAAATTATTATTGGTACGGAATCCAAGGTTCGACTTGGAATTATTGAGTGGGCAGTACTAGAAGAACTGATCCAGTTTTGGGAGGATAATCATGATTAAAGAAGTTCTTATGACTACAGTTACAGGAATGGGAGTCGGAGTAGTGTTTGCTATATTTAAGCTTCCAGTTCCCGCACCACCAGTATTTGCAGGACTAATGGGAATATTTGGTTTATGGTTGGGGTATGGATTAGTTGGGAGATATTTATAATGTTACAATTTTTTTGGGGATTGCTAATAGGTTTTTCAATAGGATATCCAATGGGGTTATGGGCAATATGGTATACAAAAAAGGAAGTTAAAAAACATGTCGAACGATAAAGTTGAATCTAAAAATACATTAGAGTTAATTAATTCAATTACAGAATTTAATGACCTTCATGAGTTTATGCAAGACGAACACCTAGACAAGGCACTTGCAGTAGTGGTTAAACTACTAATGAATCCAGATGTTCCTTCAGCAAAAGCTCCACTTCTAATTATAGAGCTACAAGCAATGTCTACTAAGTTTGCAATGATGGCTTCTGTTTATTCAACCATTATGAAAGATAAGGCTGGATCAGTAAATAACAATAAAAAGAATATTTATTACTCAGCAAAGGAGTCCATAGACAAACTTGTAGATGCACTTAAGTATGTCGTTAGGTACAATTAATGATAGAAACATATGATATGACATGCTTTGAGTGTGGGGATGATCGTGAGTCTACTACATTTTACATGTATTATGAAATCGGTAGAGAGTATGAGCCTGGTTATTCTGGAGATGAAGACGTCAGCCTTGCCACTTTAAAAGATACAGACGATCTAGATATAAATTCTATATGTGAAGATTGTAAAGATGATTATATGGAGATCCTAAATGGCTAGAGAGATAGTAAAGAATCTTAAATTTAAAAAGCATACTGGAAAGCATTTTGATCCAGAGCTTTTTGCAAGTCTGTTGGATGAGTCATATCGTAATACAAAACGTGCTGATGGAGAGATGACTAAGAAATCATTTAGTCCAAGCTCACTTGGGTACGGACACGGAACATGCCCTAGATACTGGTATATGGCTTTTAGCGGTGCGATGTTTATTGATGACAATGATGCAGTAGCGGTTGCTAATATGGCACAAGGAACTCAAGCCCACGAGAGACTTCAAAAACTAATATCTACTATGCCACAGTTTAAAAACGAAGAAGAAGAAATTGTTAACGAGTATCCTCCAATTAGGGGCTTTATAGATTTAATTATGGAGTACGATAACGAAACTGTAATTGGTGAAATTAAAACGGCAAAGCAGGAAGTGTGGGATGCAAGACAATCTGAGATGAAGCCTACAGCAAACCATCTGCTACAACTACTTACCTACATGAAGCTTAAAAAAGCCAAAGAGGGATTCTTTCTTTATGAAAATAAAAATACTCAAGAGCTTATAGTTATTCCAGTTTCTATGAATGAAAAAAATACTGAAATTATTGAAGAAGCATTTTTATGGATGTGCGAAGTATGGGATAACTTCAAAGATGGGGACCTACCAATGAGGCCATCAGGATCAACAAAATCAAAAATGCCATGCACGTACTGTCCAATTAAAAAAGAATGCTATTCGGGACTTGTCGGTACAGTACAAATAGAATCATATAAGGTTCCTAAGCTATGATTTGTGGCAATAAAGAATGCGCTAAAGATTTTGAAGCCAAAACCCATAATCAAAAATATTGTTCAGATGAATGCTGCAGAATTGCAACTAACAGAAGAATTATGGAAAAGTATTATGAAAAAAAGGCCATTAGAAACGGTGCAGTAAGAAGTTGTAAAAAATGTAAAATTCAATTAAGCAGGTATAATCAAAAAGAAGTATGCTCAATCTGTGAAAAAAATATTGGATCAGCAAATAAAAAATCTTTATGGAGTATTTTAAATGAAATTGGGTGAGCTAATAAAGATTAAGGCCAATAGAGTATTGGGTATAGATGCCTCAACAAACTCTGTAGCTTTTTGCCTAATGGAAAATGATCAACCTCTCAAATGGGGTAAGATAGAGTTTGCAGGCTCAGACATATACGATAAAATATTAGACGCAAAGAATAAGGTTCATGGGATGCTTGATGAGTTAAAGTCTGACTATATAGTTGTAGAGGGAGCTGTTTTTGTTAAGTCTCCAGATGCAGTAATTAAATTATCTTATGTATACGGAGTCGTAATTGCAGAATTGATGTCTACTGGGGCAAAAGTTGTCACCATATCACCCACTTCTTGGCAGGCGTATATAGGAAATAAAAATCCAACAAAGGATGAAAAAGAAGGAATACGAGCAAAGAATCCAGGGTATGCTGACTCCTGGTATAAAAATCAATTACGTAATATGAGAAAGCAAAGAACAGTAGAGTATTTTAATAACAAATATAACTTAACTCTGTCTGACTTTGACGTTGCTGACGCATTCGGCATAGCACATTATTCAAATCGGATACTTACTGAGCGATGAAACTATATCAAAGTAAAGACTGGCTTCATAGAAGATATGTCGTACAAAAGAAAACGGTTACAGAGATAGCCAAAGAGTGTAATGTTTCTGCTATGACTATACAGAGATACCTAGAGCAGTTTGGATTAATTAAAAAAAGATGAATATAGAGCCTAGAAATTTAACATCTGTTACTTTTTCAAAAGTATTAGATACTTTTTATATATACACTGGAGATATAACCGATAGGTATGTTCAGAAAAGCTGCATAGATCAGGGAGTTTGGGATAAAGAATTAACTGATTGGATGATTAAAAATATAAAGTCAGGCTGGGTATGCTTAGATATAGGCGGAAACATATTTTACTTTACAGAAGTAATGGCAAGACTTGTTGGTAGTAGTGGTAAGGTTATAGCCTTTGAGCCAATAAAAAGATTATGTGATTCATATAAATATGCTAGAACTTTAAATGACTATGATAATGTAGGCAGTATAGAAGTAATGCCGTTTGCCTTGTCGAACAAAGAAGATAATTTAATATTAAATATTTGGGAAGAAAATATTGGAGGATCTGGTATAGTTAACGAGCATCAAATAGGTAATCATGGTCAACATGGAAACTACTATACTGAAGAGATACAGGCAAAGAGATTAGACTCTGTTTATACTGGTAAGGTTGATTTTATGAAGATAGACGTAGAGGGCCATGAAAGATTTGTATTTGAAGGATTTTCACAAATGGCAAAGGATTGCCCACTCATTGTTGTTGAATTAGGCAGTGGACAGCCAGATGAATTTTTGGTAGAATTAAATAATAAATATGAAATGACATTCTTAAATGGGGAAGCGGCCTCGTTTGAAAAAATAAAAGAGCATGATGTTGTTAATGTTCTTTTAACAAGGAGATAATATGCTTAAACCAGTGTATGAAGATGTAAAAAGCTTTAGTTGTCAGGATTTATATTTACGTTCAGTCGGAGCACCATCTGGAATGAAAATATGGGATGCCTGCCACGAAATTGCACACATGTTAGTTGAAAAAAATATTTCATATGGTAACTCAGCTCTTGAGCCTGCAAGAATATTTTCAACGGCGGATTCAACAGAGCAATTAAAGGTCAGAATTGATGATAAATTAAATAGAGTAAAGAATAATCAGGGATTTGCTGGAGATAATGATATTGATGATCTAATTGGATACTTAATTCTCCTTAAAATAGCTAACCAAATATCAAAAACTAATTGACTTTTCAGTCGACTAGAACTATAATAGAGTAATATGGAAATAGAATTAGCTGATCATTTTGATCGCATGAATAAGGTAGTCTCAGAACTACTTAAGGGAAACAACCCAACCCAAATATCGACAATTACTGGACTACAACGTAAAGAAGTAGTTGAATTGATTGATGAGTGGAAGCACGTAGTTCATAACGACAACACGGCAAGGGAACGTGCTAAGGAAGCAATCACTGGCGCAGACCAACATTATGCAATGCTTATCAAAGAAGCTTGGAAAACAGTAGAGGATGCCGATCAAGCGGGACAACTAAATGTTAAGGCTACAGCATTAAAGCTAATCGCAGACATTGAAGGAAAAAGAATTGGAATGCTTCAGGAAGTTGGACTATTAGACAATGCAGAAATTGCATCACAGGTAGCAGAGTCTGAAAGAAAACAAGAAGTCTTGGTAAAAATTTTAAAAGAAGTAACAGCGCAATGTCCAAAATGTAAGATGGAAGTTGCAAAGAGATTATCTCAGATCACTGGAGTCGTTGAGTCTATTGTAATTGAGGACGCTAGTGGATCTTAATTTTAATGATTTAATTGACATTCTAGATGGCGAAGAGTTTGATGAAAGGCCAGTAGACCTTATAACCTTTGTTACAAGTCCAGACTATTTGGGCCTACCACCGCTATCGGAATTACAATATGAATTAATTGAAAAAAGTTCTCAGATATATAAGGAAGCAACATTAAAAAAATTATTCGGAGAAGATGAAGGATCTCTTAGGTTTAAACAAACTTGTAATGAAGTAATTGCACAACTGGGTAAAGGATCTGGAAAAGATTACTGCTCAACAATATCTGTTTCGTATATAGTATACCTTTTGCTATGCCTAAAGGATCCAGCAACATACTATGGTAAGCCTCCTGGAGACAGCATAGATATCTTGAACGTTGCTATAAATGCTCAACAGGCTAGCAATGTTTTCTTTAAAGGATTTAAAACAAGAATCGATAGATCACCTTGGTTTGTTGGGAAGTATGAAGCCAAAGCGTCGGAAGTTAAGTTTGATAAAAACATAACAGTTCACTCAGGTCACTCAGAAAGAGAGTCTTGGGAAGGATATAACGTTATTGTTGTAGTGCTAGATGAAATATCTGGATTTGCAATCGAGAATACAACAGGACATGATCAAGCTAAAACTGGAGAGGCAATTTATGACATGTATCGTGCATCAGTAGCTTCTCGTTTCCCAGACTTTGGCAAAGTAATTCTTTTGTCATTTCCTAGATTTAAAAATGATTACATTCAAACTCATTACGAATCAGTAATTGCAGAAAAAGAAACGGTTATTAGAAGTATATTAATGAAGATGGATGAAGACCTTCCAGACCATACTGAAGGTAATGAGATTACAGTAGAGTGGGAAGAAGACCATATTAAGTCTTACCTATACCCAAAAACATATGCTATAAAAAGACCAACATGGGATATCAATCCTACTAAAAAGATAGAAGACTTTAAGGTAGACTTCTATAGAAACTCTCTAGATGCCCTAGGAAGATTTGCATGCATGCCTCCAGAAGCTGTTGATGCATTTTTTAAGTCTAGAGAAAAAATAGAAAAAGCTTTTCATAAAATGAACATTGCCGTAGACCAATTCGGAAGATTAGAAGAATGGTTTCAGCCAGAGAAAGATAAAGAATATTTTATTCACGTAGACCTTGCACAAAAACATGACCACTGTGCAGTTGCAATGGCACACGTTAATAATTGGGTTAATGTAAAAGTTACAAGCGAATACTCTCAACCAGCACCAATAGTTGAAGTAGATGCAGTTAGATTTTGGACTCCAACATCAGATAAGTCAGTAGACTTTACAGAAGTTAAAGACTATATCCTATCATTGAAAACTCGTGGATTTAATATTAGAGTCTGCACATTCGATAGATGGAACTCACACGATATGATGCAGCAACTAAAACAATATGGAATTAATACAGAGTTGCTTTCTGTTGCTAAAAAACATTATGACGATATGGCAATGATAGTTGCAGAGGAAAGAGTTTCTGGACCAGCAATTAAATTGTTAATCGATGAATTATTACAGCTAAGGATTATGAGAGATAAAGTTGATCACCCAAGAAAGGGATCGAAAGACCTTGCAGACGCTGTGTGCGGGGCAATATTTAACTCTATCAGTAGAACTAAACAGGAAAATGATAGAGAGATTAAAATTCATACATACGAATCAATGAGTTATGACAATGACTCTAATGGAAATGATGAAGAGACTGTATTGAATATGATCAGGGCACCAAAGATGCCTTCGGACTTGAAAGACGCAATGGAAAGAATGATGATAATATGAGCGAATACCAAGATAGGGCAAAAGAATGCAAATGCTGTGGCAAGCATGTTCCACTACCAACAGTTTTAAAAGAATATAATGGAACAATAATGTGTCCAACCACATTTGCAAATGTATTAGAGTATAAAAGAATATGGAAAAGTTTGGGTGTCAGGCCTCAAGGTAATGTGCGTAAACATTTTTCAGAATATGTTCAGCAAATTGTAGAGCAAACTATAGATAAAAATGAAGATGGCAGTCTTCAATAATACTGCTGCATAATATAATTACTGGAAGAGGTCCACATGGACGAGGACGACGAAAAACTACAACATTACTTAGAGATAGGTGCAATAGAGCTGGAAGGCGTAGATGAAAATGGAGAAGTTATTTATTCCATTTCAGAAAAAGCAAAAGAAATAGCTCCAGAGCTATGGGAATCTCACAAGGAATGGGTGGATAAGGCTCTGCTTGATTTATATGAATCTGGACTTATATCTGTAGACTACAATGAAGATTTAGAAGCAACAATAAATCTTAGCCCAGAGGGATATGACAGAGCCAGGGATCTAGGCCTTATTGAATTAGATATAGATAAAGATATACCAAACAATTAAAATATATTTTTAATATTTTTTAGAATATGATATAATTA